CGTGCCAAAGGCAATGGTGGTGGCACCAGTGGCGCTGTAGGTGTTGGTGATGTTGGCGAAGGTGTTGTTGCCGTTAACGGACAGCGTGCCTACACCGCCTTGGTTGAGAGTGATGCCGCTGTAGGAGATGCTGCCGCCTACGAAGGTCTTGGCAGATGCAGAGGTGAGGCTGATGGTGCCTGTGCCGGTGACGGTGAGGTTGGTGGATGTAGTCGCGTTCCAAGCAGACCCGATTCCTGAACTCGTCCATGTACCAGAACCAACTGCAACCGTGCGCGTAGCTGCGCCAGAAACAGTAAACGTGCCGCCAGAGCCAAGGGTTACATTATATGTAACAGCATTAAACGTGCCAGAAGTTAAAGCTATCGCGCCGGTATTCGTGTTGCTTGATTGATAGGCGTCCTGTAGCGTCAACGTACCACCAGGAGAATTAACTTCCAGCCTTGAAGCAAAAGAAACTCCAGCGCTAGTAAGGGTCTGTGAACCCCTCCCAGCAAAAAAGAGCAAACCATTATTACTAACAGTTGTCCCCGTGCCGTTAATCCAATTACCGTAAACTGATATTGTTCTGTTTGATGTGAGGAACAGTATTGTATTGGCGGTTCTTGCAGACATATCAACTGCACCAACATGATAGTCTGCGTTCATGCTTATGGAGGCGCCGCTGTTCAGCCCCGTAGCTTCAAAGAAGCAGGTGTCCTGTGCCAACGGGAAGTCGTTGATGTTCGGTGTACCGCCGCTGCCTGTAGCCCAACCAATAGCACCGCCCCAGTCGCCGCCAGCAGCAAGGTTCCAATACTTGTTCGCCGCAGCCGTGAACGTAACACCGCTGTTGCCCTTGCAATCGCCAATGCGCGTGCCCGTCGCTGGCGCTGCTGCACCGGCTATGGTGATGTCTCTGAAGTCAACGTCAGTGAGGCTGACAGCCGCGCAGGTCAGCGTGCGTGTGGTGCCAAGCGTGTTGCTCTGAACAAAGTGACGCATCGTGGCGTTGGTGCCTGCTGAGCAGGTGAAGGTGCCGGTGATGGTCTGGTTGGCTGTGACGCTGATGACCTTCAAGCCAGCAGAGGTGATGCCGGTGAAGGACAGGTTGTTAAAACTGTTGGCTCCGTTGATGGTGACGGTGCCTGCGGATGTGCTGGTGAAGGCTACGTTGTAGAAGGTTTTGCCGTTACCAGATAATTGTGGGTTGGCAGTGGAAATATTTATCTGTGAAGTGCCTGCTGTGATAGAAAGGCCCGCACCTACAGATTCTCCTGTACTAAAAAATATAGGAGATGATTGTGATATTGCTATTGTTCCAGAACCAAAAGCGATGGTCCTGTCATTATAGTTTCCAGAAAATAGCTGACCTATTGTTAGGTTATATGTCGCAAGGTCAAACGATCCGTTGGTGACGGTAACTCTTGCCGTTCCTATGTCCAATGCACTTCCAAGCGTCCACCCACAATTTACTCCATTGATTTCAACAGCTGAGGCCAACGCTACCCCGTTCGTTGTCAACGTCAACCCCGACGTAGACCCAGACAGCGTGATAGCGCCTGTGTACGTCCTTGTCAGCCCCGTGGCAGGCAACGTCACATTGCCGTGAATGCCGTCAATAGCTGTGCTGCCTGCCAGCGTCACGTTGCCCACCAACGGGCCTGCAATGGTCAGAGACTTCATCCGAATGCCACCAGTGACAGCATTCACCGTGGCTGTGTAGGCTGTGGCGTTGGAGGCGCTATCGAAGACAACATCATCATGGCTTCTCGGCACAGACGCGCCTGAGCCTCCTCCAGAAGATGTGGACCAACGCGCAGTGTCGCTCCAGTTGCCTGTACCACCAACCCAATAGCGCGTGCTATCGGCGGGCTTGGCTGTGCGGTAGACAGGCGCTGCTGCTGTGCCTGTGCTGTTGGCGCCTGCGTAGAACTCGCCAGGGCTTGTGGCAGCAAAGCCGATGCTACCCATCGCAAGGTAGTCGATACCTGATGTGGCCGCACCTGCCAGGACATGGTTGGTGCCTGTGCCGGTCAGGGTGACAACATTCCCGACTGTGCCCGTCACCGTCCACTTGCCGAAGGTCTGGGTTGTGGTGCCAAGGGATATGGTATGAGCTACAGTTTTGGTCGAAGCAAGCTCGGTAAATTGGTTGTTGCCGGAAATGTTAAAACTAGATATACCTGTGGTTCCACCAATAGTAAGTTTGTTATAGGAGAGGTTGCCGCCGACAAAACCTCTAGAAGAAATAGTAGTATTAGAAAGAAATATGTCGGCGGTCCCTTTGTAAAAGGTTAAATTAGTTGCGCTAGTACCGACGTCCCAAACCGTCCCGCCCAACGCCAGCGTCCATGCGCCGGAACCCATTTTTAAAGTCCTGGCAGTTGAGCCTGCCGAAAGAAAAGCGGCAATAGTAACGCTATATGACACAGCGTCAAACGTACCAGATATTAGTGTAAACTCTCTTGTGGAACCGAGGGACAACGCATCAACAAGCTGGACAATACCTGTAATAGCGTCAACAGTGATAGGACACCCAAACGTAATACCGTTGCTGGTGATCGTCTGTGTGCCGCGTTTGGCAAACGTAATCGTACCTGCTGTACTAGACGACGTCACTCCTGTGCCAAATTTCCAATCGCCGTAGACAAACGGAGTATTACTTCCGGTGGTCAACGTCATCGCGCTTGTCCGTGCAGAAGCATCGAACGTACCAATGTTCCAAGCCTGATCTATCGTCACCGTCCCTGCGCTGCCTGTGTTGTCAAACACAGCCGTGTCCTGAGCCAACGGGAACTGATTGATGTCAGGCGTGCCGCCAGAGCTTGGCGCCCAAGCCGTAGCAGACCAGTTCTGCGTGCCTGCAAGATTCCAGTAGACGGTCTTGGCCGCAGGGAAGGTGATGCCGCTGTTGCCGCCACAATCACCTGCACGGGTAGGCGATGAGCCAGCAGCAGTGCCAGCAATGGTGATGTCGCGGAAGTCGCAGTCTGTGGCCGACAGCGTGCCTACGGTGAGGGTGCGGGTGGTGCCGAGAGGATTGGAGTAGACAAACACACGCCGGACGGGAGAGGCCCCAGCAACGGTGAGCGTACCTGTAATAGTTTGATCATTATTAAACAGTAGCGACATCAAACCGGCAGAGGCTGTCGGAGAAATTGTTAGATTGTTAAAGGTGTTTGTTTGACTAAAAATTTTATTTCTAGCTGTTGTGTCCGTAACACTAACATTGTTAAAAGTCATTCCTCCACCAGAAAAATCTGTATTGCCTGTTGAAGTTAAATTTATTTGTGAAGTTCCGCAGTTAAAACTAAGGTTGGCAGAGTTTGAGAATGCAACAGGAGTACTTGAATTTAACGTCACCGTACTTGACCCCAATGTCATCGCCCTGACGTTGCTGTTGCTGGACGACAGAGAGCCTGCGGTGACGTTGAAGTTCTTGGTGTCGAAGGTGCCGTTGGTGATGGTAAGAACGTTTGCGACAATGTTCAGAGCATCAGCAAGCTCAACTGTGCCGCCGTAGGAATCGACGGTGATTGCACCTGAAAGAGTCTTTCCGGCGCTAGTAATAGTCTGTGTATTACGACCTGAAAATGACAAGATATTAGAATAGCTTTGAGTTACCCCACTACCAAGCACCCAATTTCCATACACCGTATAAGCCGTCGATCCAGCCAACGTCATCGCATTCGTGCGCGTAGACATCGTGACCGTGCCTGTGTACGGAACCGCGCTATCAAGCGTCACCGTAGCCGACGTATTCAGCCCTGTGTTCTCGATAGTCGCTGTATCCTGGGCCAACGGGAAGTTGTCCGTGCTGACCGCGCCGCCAGAACTTGCGGCCCAAGCATTGGCAGACCAGTTGCCGCCAGCAGCCAAGTTCCAATACACCGTCTTTGGCGTGCTGAAGGTGATGCCTCTGCAGCCTCTCAAGTCGCCAACACGCGTGCCGCTGATGGGCGCGGCTGTGCCGATGACGTAGAGGTCTCGGAAGTCTGCGTCGGTCAGGCTTGGTGTGGCGTTGATGGTGAGGGTTTGGGCAAGGCCGTAGGTGTTTGCACGGAACCAGACTCTGCGGTTGCCTGCTGTGCCGGTGGTGGAGAGGGTGCCGTTGATGGTACAACGAGAAGTAAAATTAAGTATACGGACTCCCGCAGAAGAAGTGGCAGTCACTGTCAAATTATTACATGTAATAGACCCCGTTATTTCCGCAGCTCCCCCTCCTGTAGACGTAAAGGATAAATCATAAAGTGTAACTGAATTATTAACGCCAAAATTTGGATTAGCAGACGATGCAGCAGTAAAAATTATATGTGAAGTTCCAGCATTAAATGTTAAATTTGTGTTTGTTCTGTAATCAAACGCAAATGACCCTGCGCCAGAAATTGTGACCGTACTACTACCAAGGTTAATAGTTCTTGTATTTGAGTTGCTGGACGCAAACGTATCTGCCGTAACATTATAGTTACCCGTTGAAAATGTTCCTCTTGTAACAGTAATAGCTCGGTTAGAGACATTTAGCGCATCACCAAGTGTCACAGTAATGCCGACGCCATCAATGACTACTGCGCTAAACAGTTTACCCGCAGTTGTCAGTGTTCCAGTCCCGTTGATTGTTACCGTGCCTGTATGCGTATAAATCATCCCCGCCACAAGCGTGACGCTGCCAGACACGGTGATGGCTGCGCTACCCGCCAACGTCCCTGTAAAACCTGTGCAATTGATGGACTTGGCGCCGGTGTTGCCGCTGGAGATGGTGCAGGTGCCGGTGGACAGGTTCGTGAAGAACACATCATCAGCGCTGGTAGGAACACTTGCTCCTCCACCGCCGCCAGACGTAGTGGCCCACTTGGTTCCGGCAGTGCCGTCCCAGTTCGCTGTACCGCCGACCCAGTACCTATCGGCCATGTTTACACCTTCACGTAGCGAACGCCGTTGATCTCGATGTATTCGGGCTCAGGCTCAGGCACGGGTTCCGGCGCAGGTTCGACTTCCACCGGAGGCGCCGTCACGATGGCAATCCAGTTGTCCCGCCGCTGCTCCTTCATGGCCTCAATCTCAGCCTCTGTGAAGCCGTGATCATCGGGCAGATGAAGTGCATCAGCAAACTTGCCGTGAGGAGTGTCGAATTGGAAGTCGATCTTCATGGTCATGCCTCTGTGGTCACCGCCACCACGTCCCAGCGCGAAGACGACGAGTTGTAGATCGCGCCCACGTAGGTGACCTTGTTGGCGGTTGTTGTGGTTGGAAGGGTCACGCCGACGGCTAGGAAGCCGTTGGAAACGCCGGTCGTCCAGGTCAGCGCTCGAGGTGTGCCATCGTCCTTGAACCGGAAGATGATGCGCTGGCCGTCAGTAGGCGTTCCGGCGTCGGCGTTGATCGTCAACGCGCCCGCCTGGGCCGTCGCGGCGTACTGGTCGAAGTTGTCGCTGTTCCAAGCCAGCGGAGACGAGATACTGGCCGTCGAACTCACCCGGGCCGTGATCCGCTTGTTGGTGAGCGTCTGCGTCTCTGCCAGCGTGACGACCGTACCGCTGTTGGCAGGCAGCGTGAACGTCGTGCCGTCAGTGCCCGAGAACGTCAGCGAGTTGTTGGCCGTGAGCGTCTTGCCGTCGGCGATCGTCAGCGTCGCGCTGCTTGCCGGCGCTGTGATCGCCACCTTGTTGATGCTGGTGGCCGTCGCAACGCCCAAGCTCGGCGTGGTGAAGGACGGCGATGTCGCCAGAGCCACCACCGTACCGGTGCCTGTAACGCTGTAGGACGTCCCCCAGGCGCTTCCCGTCGAGTTGGGAATACCAGCACCAGGGTAGGTCATCGGCGATGCGTTGGAGACGGTTATAGACCCCGCGCCGTTGGTGATGGTGATGCCGGTTCCCTGCGTCAGCGTGGTCTTGCTCAGCGTGCCGCCGGTGCTATTGCCGATCAGGAGCTCGCCGTCAGCGTAGGTAGTCTGGCCGGTCCCGCCGTTGGCCACAGAAAGCGTTCCAGTGACCCCAGTAGACAGCGGCAACCCTGTAACGTTTGTCAGCGTACCGCTAGAAGGCGTACCAAGTGCTCCGCCATTGACGACGAAAGCACCGGCGGAGCCCGTATTGACTCCGAGCGCGGTGATCACACCGACGCCGGTGGTGATGGTCGATGGAGCCACGCCGGCGCCACCACCAATGACCAGCGAATTGGCGGCCAGAGCCGCAGAACTTGCTAGGGCGCCCGTCGCTGAGTAGTACAACACCCCGCCGGACGTTCCAGAGGTCAGGCCAGTACCGCCGTTGGCGACAGCAACAGTTCCAGTCAGGCTGATGTCGGGAGTGGAACCCCCGCTTGAAGCCAGAGGCGCAGACGCGGTGACAGAAGTGACGCCGCCGGCGGCCGCTGCCGCCCACTTCACGCCCGATGCCGCTGCGCTGTCAGCAACGAGGTAATGGCCGTTGGTTCCAACCGGCAGACGCACGTTGTCCGTGCCGTCGTAGACGATGATGTCGCCCTTGCTAGTCGACGGAGCAAGAGCATCAAAAGCGCTCGTCTTGGCCGACTGACCGGTTCCTCCGTTCGCAATCGGAAGCGTGCCTGTGACTTGAGAGGCCAAGTCCACTCCAGTGAGCGAACCGCCGAGCGTCAGGTTGCCAGAAGACGTCACCGTGCCGGTCAGGGTGATGCCGTTGACGCTTCCAGTGCCCGACACGGACGTCACGGTGCCGACGGACGTGGCGGCAATCGTGATGCTGCCGCCGCCATTGGTGATGGAAATGCCAGACCCGGCAGTCAGCGTCGACTTGACCAGCGTATTGCCGGCAGTGCTGCCGATGAGTAGCTCACCATCGTCAAAGGTGGCTTGACCCGTTCCACCATGGTCGACGGCCAACACGCCGCCCAGCACTATGTTCCCGGTGGTCGCCGAAGCAGGAGTAAGCCCAGTGGGTCCGCCGCTGAAAGAACTGACGGTCGCGCTGACCGCTGAGAACTGAACCCAAGATCCGCCGGCGTACCCTTCAAACGCGCCCAGATCGGTGTTGTAGCGCACGTAGCCGTTCGTGTTGGGATTGCGCTCAGCAGTCGTCCCGGTAGGCAGCTTCATGCCACCAGTACCCGGGATGATCGGGTTGTCCGCCAGCCCCACCGTCGGGTTGGCCAAGGCGCCCGTTCCGTTGGTCACGTCGATCTCGCTGGCCGTGCCCAACAGCACCCGCGGGTTCAGATTTGAACCGTCCGAAGACACCAGCCCGGGCCCAGACAGGTTCGCAAGATCGGCCGCCAGCCCGGTCAGAGCGAACGTCGGATTGCCAGCCACCCCATTGCCGTTGGCGATGCTCAACCCCAAGCCGGAAGCCGTCAGCGTCCGCGCCACGACAGTCACGCCGCCCGTCTTCGCCACGATGCCCGTCAAGGCCGTTTCCAGGCTCCCAGAGGCGCCGTTGAGGCTCAGGGCAAGGGTGGATAGGGCTCCGCTGTCCGCAAGCCCCAGGCCAGCTCCTGCGGTCAGCCGGCGGCTGTTGGGAAGCGTTGGCTCTTGATTCAGCGTCAGGAACGTCTGGAACTGCGACGGCGAGGCAGCAAGAGCCGCCGTCGTGGTCTGCCTTGTTTGACCATCCTGCACGATCGGCACCGCTTCAGTGCCCACAATCGGGCCAGCGGCCGGTAGCTGAGTGATGGTTACGTTAGGCATTTAACCCTCTGGTTGAACGTCAATGCCGTCCAAGTTCCCGTTCTGAGACGGCGCCTGCGTCCCCTGCTGCGTGGAAATGACGGCGCCCCCATACGGGCCGGTGATCAGGGAATTGTCCTTGACAGCGACGCTGACGTCCGGCCGCGGGAAACGGATGGTGATCTTCTCGGTCTTGCGGGCAGGCAGACGGTACGGGTCCTTGTCGTCAGCGCAGCCCTGCCCACACACCTGCAGCCCAGGGAAGTTGGCGTCGGGGCGCAAGTCAACGTGCGGGCGCTTCATCTTGCAGCGGTCACACGCCGCAATCGCAAGATCCGCCAGCCCTCTGGTGTCGAGGAATAGCGGCATGACTTACCTCGTGTAAACGCCGATGTTGGGCGCGAAGTAGATGGGCGACTTGTCGCGCTCCTCCTGCTCCGCAAGCATGAGGTACTTCTCTGCCTGCCCCTCTAGGTACTGGATGCGGTCCATCGGAATGCCGGGCAGTTCCATGGCCATCTGATGGGCAAGCATGTTCTGCACCGCCAGATACCACCGCTGCGGTATCTCCAGCTCTCCGGATAGCTGCCCGACGTCCATGATCTGGCGCGAGTACCACACCGTCATCTGGACAAACGGGTCAGATGGCACCGGCCATAGATACAGTTCCGCCTGCGGAATCGTGCGGTTCAGCCAGAACTGAAACGGCTGGTTGGCCGTGAAGTTCTTGTTGGGCAGGTTCGTGTAGTCGTCGCGGTTCAGCCGCGCCATCGGGATCTCGGTGGAGTTGTTCCCAAGGTAGAACTCCCTCAGCGAGAGCGTTGAGCCATTTCTGGCCCTGATGCGGTAGTACTGAACGTCTTGACCAGGATCGATGTCGTACCAGATCCATTGGCCATCGACCCACGCCGTAACGCCAGGGTCGTACAGCGTGCTCCACGAGATGTTGTCCGCAGAGTACTCAAACACGCAGTCGATGTCGCCGGTCACGCCCGGCATGATGCCGATCGATCCGATGTACACCGAGTTGTTCGTACCGTAGTTGACGGCGATGTTGCCGTTTGCACTCACCTGCGTACAGACGGTGTCGATGTTGTTGTCAAAAGCGTTGGCGACCACACCGCCGGCACTGGACGAATATCCGCCGGTGCTGTTGGGCGTCGGCCGGTTCATGCGCCGATACAACGCCTGTAGTACGTCATTGCCCCCGACCGGCAAGTCATAGATGTACTGGTTGGCATTCAGCCCGTACACCTTCTTGCTGATGGCCCAGTACTGGATCCCAATGTTGATCAGGTTCGACAGCAGGTAGAACAACACCGTGCGCGACGCCTGCACCTGCTCCGAGGTCAACTCCTCGGCCAGCTTGCCGCAGCGACGAGCGCCGTGATCGATCAGCTTCTGGACCGATACAAGAGTCGTGCCAACAGTGCCTGAGTACGCCATCACCACCCCGGACAGTTCCAGCGCTTCATAGACGCACGAGACCGGCTTCCAGGCTCGCTCTTGCGGGCCACCGGGCCCATGCGGGCGCAGAATGAATCACGCCGCGGCCCACCCTGGGGTTGCGGCGCCTTGAGGTTTGACCCGGTCTCGCGGTTGTACTTCTCCCGGCCCTTCGCGGTCAGCCCAGCACCGCGATCAGCCGGCAGCTTCTCCCCACGACCGATGGCGAGGCTGACGTTCTTCGCCATGGCTCACCAGCACGATCCGCCGCCGCGCATCTTCGCCTCGGGCAGCTTCTTGTATGAGCGGCCCTTGACGTTGCCCGAGGTGAACTCAGCCGCCACCGAAGGCTTGATCCCGACCTTCTTCGCGAACTTCGGGTTTTTCTCGGCCGCCTTCATCAGACGGAACTGCGACTTGCTCTTCGCCGGCATCACGCACCTCCGTCGTTCTTGATCAGGACCATCTGCACCTTCGCCGACACGAGGTTGTTCGAGCCCGACCCAATCGCCAGGGCCTCCACCGTGGTCTTCTGAGGCACCACCACCGGGTAGTCGAACGGGTAGCTCGCCACGCCGTTGTTCAGCGTTGAAATCGCCGCCACCCGCTTGATCAGGTTCGAGTTGATCAGCGACAGCTCCCCCGTCACGGCCTGGGTGCCAGACAGTTGGCCAGCCGTGAACAAGCCGCTCACGACGTAGCCCGTATGCCCCGCAGGAACGGTGTAAGAGCCCGTCAGGCTCGCGTTGTAGCCCACGGCGATCATGTTGTAGATCGTCGCCGGCACGCCAGAGGTAACGGTGCCGGTTCCCACGTAGATCGTGCCCGCTGCGGTCGCTCCGCTGCCGGCCGAAGCCACGAACAGGTAGTTCACCCGGATCATCTCGACGGTCATCGTCACGGCCGTCTGGCCGTCCAACGTCACCGTCTCGGACACCTCGTTGTAGTCGGCGTCCAAACCTTGGATGACCACCGTGCGAGCACCCGTACCAGCCGCGTCGTCGTCTGCACTGGACGAACTCACCTTCATGGCCAGCGCCGCAGCCGGGCGCGTCAACACTCCACCCTGCGGCCACACCGTTTCAAGCGCGGTGTCGATGTCCGCGTTGTAGCCGAAGACATTCACGACTCGGTGGCCCATGATCTGGCCACGCGAGACTTGCAGTTCAAAGGGCTCGTAGGCGCCCTGCCGACTGATGCTTGAAATCGTCGTGGTCATGTCAGACCCTCATAGGACAGCAGGGGCCGAAGCCCCCGCTGGTTCAGCACACCGAACCGCCCTTCTTGCGCTCCACGGTGACGGACTTCTCCGTCTTCGTGACCGCGCCCGGGGAAGGCTTGCGGTTGAACAGGCCTCGCACCGCCCTCGGGATTGCCGAGAAGATGCTTCCCTCGCCCTTGGCCCGATCAGCCTCGGACGCCTTGTAGGCCCGCTCGTTTTCCGCCTGCTGCAGCGCCGACTTCGCTTCCATGGGGATGTTCATCCCCTTGATCTCGTCGTAGGCGTCGACCTTGCCGCCTTCCTTGTAGGTGCCGGCCAGCCGATTGATGCTCACCGGCTTCGGAGGGGCCTTGCGGCCCTGAGGCATCGCCACGGGGGCACCGGAGTCAACACGACCCCCCGTGGCGTAGGCTTTTTTTGCGGCACCACCTTTCATGTAGCCACCGCCGTTGGCCTTCGCCACACCGCCCGTTGCGTAGCCGCCGCCGTTGCCCATCTTGACGTCACCCGTCTTGGCCGGGGAGTGATCCGGATGCGCCGTGGCGACCTTGGTGGTCACCTTGCCGCCTTCCTTGTACCCACCCTGAGCATTGGCCACCCCGCCCGTCTTCAAGCCCTTGTGGGCCTTGCTGGCGGGCTTGGCGGCATGCTCAGCAAGGGTGTCACCACCCTCCTTCATCATGCGGCTGGCACGCCCCACCGGGCCGGCAGGGGCTGCGGCAGACATGGCTTGCATTGCCCGGCGACGGGCCGCCAGGGACGGCTTGCCAGGGGCCATGGCAGGCATGGAGCCGCCACGGGCCGGCATGCCCGGACGCATCGGGGCGCGACCGCCCATCTGCATCTTGACCTCGCCGCCCTTCTTGAGCTTGAGCTCGACGGACGGCTCGGTCGTCTCCATCTTCACCATCGGCTTGAACTGGCCCATGTCACCGCTCCTTCGCGACGAAGATGTAGTCCACGGTCATCGTCTTGGCCACGGCTTCACCGTTCTGGATGGCGAAGGACACGGTCATGTCCTCGTCATCCGGCAGGTTGGTCGTGACAGACGCGCCTTGAACCACGCCGTTGACGGCGTACTGGATCTGCGACACCCCGTCGTAGCAGAACGACAACGTGATGAACGTGTCGTTCGCCAGGGTGGCCACCGACGACGTGGTGGTCGCCGTGCTGTTCTTCTCGACCAGCAGGCTCACCGAGGTGGAGCCGTCGGCCTTGATGAAGAACACGCCATCCGTCACGTCCAGCGGGCTGGCGTCGGTGATCTGCAAGCCCACGACGACGTCGGACTGCGTCGC